ATTCGTGGAACTTTAACATTAACATTCTCTGCAGCTTTAGCAGCATCAGACCTAAAATAGTAAAGTGATTTTAATTTATTTGCACCATACCAATGTACATCACTAACATACTGTAAGTATTCATTATGCTGTTCTTGATTCTTACTTGAATCAGGTAGGACAAAAAATAAATTTACACTTTGACTTTGACATATAAATTCTTGTCGTTTATATGCATGTTCGACAACCCAGATTTGATTTATTTCATCTGCAGTTTTATATAATTCTTTTTCTTCTTTAGTAAATAATTTTATGTTTTGGATTGAACCTCGATTATCGCTAATCTGTTGCCAGAGTTTTTTTCTTTTATCTGGCTCGTCTACTTTTTTATTTATAAGTTTTTCTAAGTTTTTGTTTTTTACTTTGTAACTTCCAGATAAAGTTTTATGTGTAAAAACATTAGCTCTAATAGGTTCTATTGACGGACTCGTTCCACCACATATAATACTGCTACTAGCATTAGGAGCAACAGCGAGGAGATGAGCATTCCTGAGAGTAGAACCAGAGATATCAGGAGCTTCGCCCCTATCTTTGGCAATCTCTTTAGATGCTTTAACAGCTGAATTTTTAATGTGTTTAAAAGCTTTATAATTGAATCCCGTTGCATAAATCCCTTCAAAGGGAATATCATGTGCTTGAAGATAGGAATGAAAACCCATTGCTCCAAGACCAATCGACCTTTCTCTATAAGCTGAGTAAGCTGCTTTGGTAAATCCTTCCTTGCCTTCTTTAATGTGTTTTTTAAATCTTTCATAATTTGCATTATAACCTCCGAGATTATTCATGTCTATTGCGTTATCAATAAAATGTTCTAAAACATTATCTAACATAGTAACTAAATCTTGAATAAAGTTTTTATCTTCAGACCAGTCATCAAAGTATTCTAAGTTAACACTAGACAAACAACAGACAGCAGTTCTTTCTTCGTTAGTAGGTAAAGTAATCTCAGAACATAAGTTACTTTGTTTAATTTCCAGTCCTAAATTTTTCTGTCCTTGAGGTAAAGCATCATTACAATTATCAAGATTAACTATATAAGGCTCACCTGTTTCAGCTCTCGCATCTAATATTTTAGACCACAACTCACGTGCTTTTATAATCTTTACTGCTTCTTTAGTCTTGGGGTCTATTAGTCGCCAATCATCATCTGTTTCTACAGCTTTTAAAAAAGCATTATTAATGTTTACTCCATTGTGTAAATTTAAACATTTTCTATTTACATCACCACCAGATTCTTTTCGCATGACCATAAACTCTTCAATCTCTGGATGACTAATATCAGTATAAGCAGCATAGCTACCACGTCTTGTTACTCCCTGATTGAACGCTAACATTTCTGAGTCAACAACTTTCATAAAAGGTATTGAGCCAGTAGACTTACTGCCATTACTTGTAGCAGTTCCATCACTTCTAACATCACCCCAATAACCTCCTATACCTCCACCAGAACTAGCAAGTCTAGCATTTTCTTTGAAGTGGTCTGTTAATTCATCTATTGAATCACCTACATAATTTAAAAAGCAACTAATAGGTAATCCTCTTGTTGTTCCTCCATTAGATAGAATGGGAGTAGAAAACATAAACCAAAGGTCAGAAGCATAATTATAAATACGCTGTGCCATAGCATAATCTGTTTCTTCTTGAAAGGTACTAGCATAGACAGCAGCTCTAGCAAAAGCTTCTTGGGGAGAAGTTTCTTCTTGCCATAAATATCTATCTCTTAATGTGTCTATACTAAACTTATCTAATTTTTTATCTTTGTCATAATTAATTATTATTCCTAAGTAAGGAACTTCGCCTTTCTTTTCACTCATCTTTTGCCTCTAAAAGTTTTAACAATCTTTTCTCATACCACTCTGCTTTTTTTAAATCTTCTATTCCATTTTTGTATCTAAATCTCCATCTATACTTTTGTGAATTACCTCGTAAATATCCTATAAATTCTTCTTCAGATAACATTGCTTCAATAGCATCAATACATTCTATGCCTCCTTGATTGTAATGTTCTGGATTATTAATAAGGTCGCTAACTGTTTTATATTTCATTACTTATCCAATCCTCCTCGGGTAATTTAGTTTCGCTAAACCAACGAAACCCATTTTTCTCTGCCCATTCAGCATGAGTTCTTTTAGTTTTGTCTCTTCTTACTTTAGCTCCGGGCATGGGAGCATAAGGTTTTTGAAAGAAAAAGACTAATTCAATATTGTCTGGTAAAGCTTTTTTGATATGCACGTATTTACTATACTCTGCAAAATCCCAAAACCTACCTTTTGCTTCAATTAAAATAATTTTACCATCATCAAACTTACGAACAAAATCAGGTTCGTATTTATGTTCAATAACGTAATCTATTGTTTCCCAATGGTGTCGCCAATCGGCAAATAGTCTTTGGTGTAAATCATATTCCCAGTGACTATCATAACCTCTAGGAACTCCTAATTCTTTTTTAGGTCTAGGTTTTCTTGGTTTTCTTTTTGGCATGGGCTATTACTGTTGAGTCATAATTTTTAACTAACTTCCAATACTCTAAAATATTGTTAAACATAGCCAAGTGTTTAAAATGAGATTCTTTATCCCAAACATGATATAAAACAATATCTGTATTTTTTCTATCAACAAAAATAGATATTCTTTCTACATCATCAAAGTTACAACCTTGAGCATAAGCTGATAGTTGCATACCATGTTCATCATAAACTAATTTAGCAGGGTCTTTGCCTTCTAAATTATCTTTTGTTTTAAAGTCTATAAAGATTCCAGAGTTAGAGTATAAGTCTATCTTACCACCATAACCAGAGTCGGCACAAAAAGAATCTTCTGCAATCCATTCTTCATTAGGATAATTTTCATCTAACCATTCTTTAATAATTTTATAAAGTTTAGTTTTTCTTTTTCCTAAAAATCCTTTTTCAATCATGGCATGAATCTTTGTACCTTCACTAGCAGCTTGTAAACTAATTTGTTTAGAATCCTGTTTACAGCGATAAGCAAAAGAATCAAGCGATTCATTCTCATATCTTTCTAAAGATAATGCTGATTTTAAAGCTTGGTCTATCTTCCAATTCTCTAAAGATGGCTTGGCTATCATGCCAATAATAGTAGTAACAGACGGTACAAGACCTAAAGATTTAGCATCTCTAAGTGTTGTATTTCTTTCTTTGCCATTAGCACCAATGATAGTATACATTGGTTCACCATCTTGGTCGTACCAGTGTCCTGATTCAGATGTGAACTTATTATAATTATCTTTTACTAGATTGTCAAGTTTATCGTTATTCTTCTTTGTCATTGTCTAGCTCTTCAAAGGTTTTAAATACATCAGAAGTAAATAATTTCTGTATATTAACAAGATACATTCTACTTGCATTGTGGTCGCCACCGCTTACTGACTTTAGATAATCTAATTTCTTTACTAACTTTTTAAGTTTAGGCACATCAAATACTAACGTGCAAAATATTTCATCACCAATACAAAGATTATGAAACCAAAAGTCTGCCTCAGTTACTTCAATACCTGACGGTTTACCATAAGACTGATATTCAATACAGATATTACCAGTCTCCATCCATTTACCTCGTTCAGATTTAACTTCAATCTTTTTATTAGTTAGCATATCTGCTATCTTATCTTCTCGGATAGAACCAAACTGCAAATCTATATCAAACTTTTTTCTGTCTTTTTTAGTGGGTTTCATACCAACTTTCTCCGACTTTAAACTCACCGTCTAGAGGACATCTTAAATTAAAATGGTCTCCCGCTTTATGTATAGATTGTACACCAACTGTACCCACCGCTTCAACCTGAGTTTCTCTAACTTGTATTTGCCATTCATCATGGATGTTGGCAACGAATTTAGCATCGAAAGTATTTAACTTAATTAAATTGTAAAGTATATCCATAGCTTGTTTCATAACTATAGCACCTCCACCTTGAAGTAGAGTATTTAAAGCTGAATGCTCACTTCTTACAAATAACTTACGACCATCTAACCCTTTTAGATATCCTCGTTGAGCAGCCTTTTTTACTTTATCAGTCAAAGTATCAAGAGCAGGTAAGTTAGTTAAAAATCTGTTTCGTAATTCTGTGCCTTCACTTTTAGTAGCATTAAGAATCTTACCAAGTTTAGCATCTCCTGCACCATAGATGAGTGCATAGATAAAAGTTTTAGCTTGGTCTCTACTATCTAACCCTGCTAGTTTCTGATTAGTAGTGTGAATATCACCATGTAAAATCTCATTGATATAATCCTTATCATTCATATAGTGAGCTAACATTCTTAATTCAAGACCACTAGCATCAATACCTACTAATTTATATCCTTCAGGCACAATCCAACAGGCTCTGCATTCCTTCCCATACGGAGAAGAAACACTTGGTACTTGAGCCATGTTGGGGTTTCGGTGTGTCATTCTACCGGTAATAGTACCGTTAGGTATTACTTTACCATGCACACGTTCACCTTGTAACTCATCTATCCATGAAGATATCTGAGCAATACGTTTTTGTAATAATAAAAACTCGGCAATCAGCCGAGCTTCGTGAATATGGTCTATCTTCTTAAGAGTGCCTTCGTCAACAATGGGTTGACCAGTAGGTGTAAATCTTTCAGGTTTCCATCCAAAGTCTACTAAGTATTCACCAATTTGTTTACGACTACCTAAATTAAACTCTTGTAGTTTCTTTCTCATAAATGGTTTTACATTTTGAGTCTTAATACATTTATCATATTCTTCATCGGTCAATCCTCTTTTGGATAGTTCACCATTCTTCTTAATGTATGGAGTGACAATTTTATCATCTATCCATTTAGGTTTAAATGTTCTTTGTACCTCGTCTTCTACCTCAACCATTCTAGTTTTAAGTTCGGCTAATAGCATACTAGCTTTTTCTATATCAAATAAAAATCCAGTTTGCTCTTGCTCGTACATAATCTTAGCAACATTAGTTTCTAAATCTATAGACTCTTGACTAAATCCCCTACCTTCTTCTAAAAGTTTTAGATATACTTTTTCATTTAATAAAACATCTTGCCTACAATAACTTAACATTTCTGGAGTATAGCAATCAAAGTCATCTGGTTGAACTTGCTTATGTACTCCAATACGATAACCCCAAGTTTTTAAACTGTGACCGTTTTCTCTAACTGGTTGAAATAATCTAGAGAGTACTAATGTGTCTATAACATTTCTTGTTAATTTAACTTTGTATAATTTTTCTACAACTGGAATGTCGTAGCCAATAATATTGTGACCGACTAAAGTTTTAGCGTTTCTTAAAAGCTCTACACCCTCTTCTAATTTATCAGGACCATACTCGTAAATAGTATTACTGTCTAAGTCTTTAGCTACGATGCACCATATTTTACTAGGTGTCAGTCCATCAGCTTCTATATCAAAAATCAAGTTCTTCATTATCGAATGTGTCCTCCGAATCTACTTCAAAAAGTCTACCAGTTTCAGTATTATATTGTAAAGCACAAGCTAAACCAGTATCTCCAGTGTATCTAGATTTAAGCACTCTTACTTTAGTAGTATTAGCTTCTACAGGGTCTTTAGCTTGTTGGTCTCTTTCTAATGCTATGACACAGTCAGAGAGCTGTGCTATGCCCTGAGAACCTTTAAGATGACTCAGCGATACGGTTACACCTTTTTCGTGCCCCCTGTCGCCTGTAGCACGTCTTAAATGAGACACTAGAATAAGTCCTACATTTGTCTCTTCAACTAAGCTACGTAGTCTATTCATTAAATTATCAATACCTCGTCTTTCATCACCCTCGGTTAGGACATTAACAAGCATGTGTAGGTGGTCAACTACAACCCACTTACACTCGCAACCTACAATCATATAACGGAGTTTAGCGAATATCTCATCAATGTCCGTAGCACCAAGGTGTGAATGAATAAATACTCTATCCTTTTCTATTACTTTGTCAAATAAAGCATTTAAATCTTCTTGTGTATAACTTTCTCTTTTCTCATTTAGATACAATCTATCATTAGCTTCAATAGATATTATTCCGTCTGCTGTTCTCACCCAATTTTCTTCAAGAGCAATAATACCTACATTATCTTTAGTAGTTTTAATTAGCCAATGCTCAAGCTCTCTGGTGACTGAAGACTTACCGAGTCCAGTTCCACCAGTTAAAGTAACTAGCTCACCTCTTCTCATACCATAAAGTTTTTTGTTTAGACCTTCCCAAGGATAAGCAATACTTTCTTTGACTTCTCTTTTTAACCAGTCATTCTTTTTACTGGATAGTTCCATAATGCCTGATGGAGTATAGGTCTTTGATTCCCACCAAGCTTTTGTAAAACCTTGAAAGTCTTTTTGTTTGAGCATGTCGTTGGCATCTTTATAACCATTAGGTAAAGTCATTATCTTAACCTTCCCGGGTTTTAATATACGGGCAACATTTTTGGAAGCTTGTCTTCCTGCTTTGTCATTATCAAAACAAAGCACGACATTATCAAAGCTTTCAACAAACTCTATGCTTTCTCTAATATCTTTTACTGCCCCTGCAGCACCTCGTTTAAGAGATACGACTGCCCACTTACCTTGAAAGAGTTCGTCTACTGCCATAGCATCACACTC